ATTAGTACAATACAATGATGGTACAGTTATTGTAAAACTTGTAATTAATTTTACAGCACCTACAGATAACTTTACAGAAATATTTGAAGTAGAAGTTAAACAATTAACAGATGCAGATGGTAATTCTGTAAGTGATGATTTTAAATTAATTGGTAGAGGTACTAGAACTAAATATGAATTTTTAAATGTAATTGATAAAGCAGAATATCAAGTAAGAGTTAGAGGTGTAAATATTTTTGGTGTAAAATCTTCTACAATTACAGGCAACAGAACTATAATTGGTCAGATTGCACCACCATCAGATGTTGAAAATTTTGCTTGTAATATTGTTGGTAAAGAAGCACATTTAAGTTTTGACCCTGTACCTGATTTAGATTTATCACATTATAGAATAAATTTTAGTCCACTTACTACTGGAGCAGAATGGCAAAACTCAATCGTATTAGTAAAGAAATTATCAAGACCAGGAACTTCAATAGTTGTACCAGCTAAAACTGGAACATACTTGATTAAAGCAGTAGATAAATTAGGTAACGTATCTATTAATGCAAGCAGTGTAGTTACACAAATAACAACTATTGGTGAATTTACAGATTTACTAACACAAACAGAAAACCCTGATTTTGATGGTACAAAAACAGATGTAGTGAAAACCACAATTGGTGATGATAACACTCCTTGTTTAGTATTAAAAGGCAATCAATTATTTGATGATGTTACTGGTAATTTTGATTCAATAACTTCCACATTATTTGATGGTGGGGAAAATGCTACCGTCAAGTCATCAGGTACTTATGAATTTGCACAGACAGTTGATGCAGGTGCTATTGTTACAACACAAATAACAGCTACACTCACACAACAAGTAACAGATAGATCAAGGATATTTGATTTTGTAAGTGGTGATTTTGATGACCAACCATCAAACTTTGATGGGGATGCTAATACCCAATGTTCATCAGAACTACAAATAGCAGTATCAGATGATAATGTTACTTTTTCAACATTTCAAGATTTTACTATTGGTGATTATACAGGAAGATTTTTTAAATTTAGGGTATTGATGCAATCAGATAATAATACTGCAACTCCGATAGTGACAGCAGTAGGGGTAACTCTACAGCTAGAAGCATTTACAGTTTCAGAAAATGATGTTGTTTCAGGTACAGGAACAAAATCTATAACTTATGCAAAAGCATTTAATTTACTAAATTCTATTGCTATAACTTTATCAGTTCAGGATATGGCATCAGGTGATAAGTATGCTATTACAGGTAAAAGTAAGACAGGTTTCAATATTGCATTCCAAAATAGCAGTGGAACAGGCATATCAAGAACATTTGACTATGTTGCAAAGGGAGTGTAATAATGATTGAATATACAACTAACAGATGATATAGGGTGATTTATGGCACAACATGATTATATAATTGCGAATCAGGGATTTCCTAGTTTTAGAAGTGATTTAAATAATGCACTTTCTGCAACTGTTACTAATAATAGTGGAACTAGCGAACCAACAACAAAGTATTCAGGACAGATTTTTGCTGATACAAATACATCAGGCAAAATTATTTTTAAGTATTATAATGGTTCAGCTTTTGTTGCAGTTTTTGAAGTAAGTACATCAGGAGCTACAGCAACTATACCATCAACTGTCAATATAGAGGGTGAAAGTGATCCAAATGCTATCCCCTTTGCAATAGCTTTAGGAGGATAAATAAATGGCAAACAATTTTAAATCTACAGAGGTTACACTAACAAATGCTAGTGAAACTAATATCGTAACAGCTACATCTAACAATCAAATTATTATTGGTTTAAATGCTTGTAATACAAGTACAACATCTTCAATAACTTTAGACGTAACTTTAAGAGATGGTTCAAATGATTTTAAATTAGCCAAAGCAGTATCAATACCACCATCAAGCAAGATCGAAATTTTAAGAGGAAAATATGTTTTAGCAACTGGATATTCACTTAAAGCACAATCTTCAAGTAGTAGTGGTTTATGTGATATTGTAGTTGGTTTATTAGTTGATGTATCGTAGGAGGTATAATGGAAGAAAAAGATTATGTTTTTTATGTTGGTTTTACACCAGGAAAAGATAATGTAGTTAATTATCATAAAAAAGATTTAAAAAGAGATGTATTTATAGAAGCAAATTCTAATGCAGTATTTGCTGGACCATTCACAGTTTCAAGTACACTTACAATTGAATCAGGAGCAACAGTAGTTATAGTATGAGTAAAATAGAAGTAAACACAATTGATGTAGCTTGTGGATCAACTTTAACTTTAGGTTCATCAGGCAAGACAGTTACAATTGCAAGTGGTGCATCTACAAGTGGTATGGGTAGATCAGGTGCAGTAGATTGGCAAACTACACCAAAAACTTCTACTTTTACTGCTGTAAATGGAGAAGGATATTTTATAAATTCAGGAAGTGCATTAACAATGAATTTACCAGCAGGTAGTTCTGGTGCTATTGTAGCAGTAGCAGATTATGCAAGAAATTTTGCAACATATAATTTAACAATATCACCTAATGGTTCAGAAAAAATTGGTGGAATAGCAGGAGATGCAACAGCAAATGTTAATGGTCAGTCTTTAACTTTTGTGTATGTTGATTCTACTAAAGGTTGGGTTAATGTACAAAATGCAGAAGATACAGAACAAGGAAGTAATTATATAACAGCTACAGGCGGTACAATTACAACTGTTTGCACAAATTATAAAGTACACACATTTACATCACCTGGAACTTTTTGTATTTCAGCAGGAACTGGTGCTGATGCAAAAGTAGATTATCTTGTAATTGCTGGTGGTGGTGCTGGTGGAAGTAGTGGAGGCGGAGGAGGTGGTGCAGGAGGATATAGAGAATCAAAAACATCATTAGTTTCAGGTTGTTGGTCAGCTTCTCCTTTAGTTTCAAGCACACCACTAGGTCCATTTACTCCTGGAGCAATACCAATTACAGTAGGTGCAGGTGGTGCAATTACCCCAACACCATGTTCTGTTGGTGCTGCAGGTTCTTCTGGATCAGTTTCAACTTTTTCATCAATAACATCAGCTGGAGGAGGTGGCGGTGGTGGAAGAGCACCATCTATTGGACCAATTACAAATGGTGGACCAGGAGGTTCAGGGGGTGGTGGTAGCTGGGATATACCAGGATCAAATTCAGCTTCAACAGGTGGTACAGGTAATACTCCTCCTGTAAGTCCTCCGCAAGGACAAAATGGGGGATATGGAAGACATAATGGACCAACACACTCTGTTCCAGGTGGAGGAGGTGGTGCTGGATCAGTAGGATCAAATGAGGGAAGTGGTGGACCAGCAGGTTATGGAACAGGTAATGGTGGTAATGGAGTAACATCTTCAATAAATGGCACACCAACTGCAAGAGCTGGAGGTGGTGGCGGAGATACTACTTATAGTGGTGCTGGCGGAACAGGTGGTGGTGGAAACAGAAGAGTTGCAGGTACTGCAAACACAGGTGGCGGAGGTGGAGGAGGAAGTGATACAGCCCCAACTGCCGCTGGAGCAGGAGGAAGTGGTGTCGTAATAATAAGATATAGATTTCAATAGGTAAAATATGAGTACAATAAAAGTAAATACAATAGAAACAAGAACAGGATCAACACTTACACTTGGAAAAAGTGGAGATACAGTTTCAATAGCATCAGGTGCTTCTACATCAGGGATGGGAAGAACTGGAGCAGTGGATTGGCAAACATCTTCTATAAAAACAGAATCTTTTACTGGTGTAAATGGTGAGGGTTATTTTATAGATACATCAGATGGTACACCATTTAAAAATTATACTACTACAGTTGCAACAGGAACACTTTATTTAGTAGGTGGTTCAGGAAATGTTTTCAATTTAGATGGATCACAACAAACTGCAATCACAATGTTAGCAAATAAAACATATAGATTTACACAATCTAATTCTTCAAATGATGGACATCAATTAATTATTTCAACATCAAATTCAACAACACTTGGAACTTTTCAAGCTGGTATAGTTTCATCAGGTATAACATATTATATTGATGGTTCAGCAACACAATCTAACTGGTTGAATACAACAACATTTAATGCTGGTACAACAAGATATATTGAATACAAACCATCTTCAACAGGAACATATTATTTCGGTTGCTACAATCATGGGATTGGTATGGGTGGTGCTATAACTGTTTCAAAACAAACTATGACTTTACCAGCAGGATCAGCAGGTGCAATAGTTGCAATACAAGATTATAAAAATACTTTTGATACAAATAATTTACAAATAAATCCTGCAAGTGGTGAAAAAATAAATGGTGGAGTTGCAGATGGCCCATTAGTTATAAGTACAGAGGGTCAAGGAATAACCTTTGTATATGTTGATACGACAGTTGGTTGGAAAAGTGTACAAGAAAATGAATTTACAAGTGGTGGTTCTCTTAATATAGAAGCAACAGGTGGAACTATAACTACATGCGGTAATTTTAAAATACATACTTTTACATCACCTGGAACTTTTTGTGTATCAAGAGTATCACCAAATGCACCTGAAAATGTGATTGATTATGTCGTAGTCGCTGGAGGTGGAGGTGGAGGTGCCTCAAATCATGGTGGCGGTGCTGGTGCTGGTGGATATAGAGAATCAGCCGGTACTTCAACTGGTTCTTATTCAGCAAGTCCTTTAGGTTCATGTGTTTCAGCTTTAGCCATTCCATCAGCAACAGCTTATCCAGTTACTGTTGGAGCAGGTGGGGCAGGAGGAATTGCTTCTCCTGGAACAGGAAAAGGAACAAATGGATCAGATTCAGTAATTTCATCAATAACTTCATCAGGAGGTGGAGGAGGAGGATCTTCTTTACCAACTCTTGTTGCGGCAGTAGCAGGTGGTTCAGGAGGTGGAGGAACAGGCAATTCTCCAGCAGGAGGAGGATCAGGAGCATCAGGTAATACTCCTCCAGTAAGTCCACCACAAGGAACTGCAGGTGGAAATGGTGCAGGAAGTGCAGGTCCAGCTTATGGTGCAGGTGGTGGAGGTGGTGCAACAGTTGCAGGTTCAAATGGAACTGCTCCTAAAGGTGGAGATGGTGGAGCAGGTGCAACATCAAGTATTACAGGAAGTGCAGTAGCTAGAGCAGGTGGTGGTGGAGGAAGTTCATATAGACCAGCCCCAGGTTCTCCAGTACCAGTAGGTGCAGGTGGAACAGGTGGAGGTGCGGCAGGAAGTTTTTCTTGTGGTGTTGCAGGAACTGTAAACACAGGTGGAGGTGGAGGTGGTGCTGAAAGATGTTCAGGACCAGTATGTAGTGCAAAAAATGGTGGCGCAGGAGGTTCAGGAGTTGTAATAGTAAGGTATAGGTATCAATAATGACAAGTGAAATAAAAGTAAATCAAATTAAAAAGGCAAGTGGAACAACAATAACTATTGGTGAATCAGGTGATACAATCACTTTAGCTTCAGGTGCATCACAATCAGGATTTGGTAGATCAGGTTCTGTAGATTGGCAAACAACTAAAAAAACATCAGATTTTACAGCTGTAAGTGGCGAGGGGTATTTTGTAGATACAGGAGGCGGTGCAGTAATAGCAACACTTCCAGCATCACCATCTGCTGGTAATATTGTTTATATAAAAGATTATGATGGAAATTTTTCAACAACTAATTGTACCGTTGCAAGAAATGGATCAAACATTAGAGGAGCAACTGAAGATTTTAAATTAGCTACAAATAATGCAGGTGCAGTTTTTATTTATGTAGATGCTACAGAGGGCTGGCAAGTTTTTGCCGATGGATCAGATGATGATATTACAGAAACTTTTGTGGTTGCAACAGGTGGAACTATTACTGAAACTGGAAATGACAGGATTCACACATTTACTTCTCCAGGTAATTTTACTGTTTCTTCACTAGCTAGTTGTTCAGCAAATAACCAACTTTCTTATATGGTAGTAGGAGGTGGTGGCGCTGGTGGTGATGCTGGTGGAAGAGGAGCAGGAGGCGGTGGTGCTGGTGGATTTAGAGAAGACAAATCTCCTGTAACACCTTATACAGCTAGTCCTTTAGTAGGTGCTGGAGATATATCTGCTACATTATCAGCTTATCCAATAACAGTCGGTGCAGGAGGTGCTTCTAGAACAAGTCCAAATGTAGGCAATACTGGTTCAAATTCAATATTTTCAACAATAACATCTGCTGGTGGTGGAGGAGGTGGAGGTGAAGGTGGACCTGATGTTATCTCGACTGCTGGTGGATCAGGCGGAGGTGGTGGTAAAGGAAGCAATCAAGGGTGTGGAGCAAGTGGTAATACTCCCCCTGTAAGTCCTCCACAAGGTAATGATGGTGGAGATGGCGGAGGAGGTGCTGACCCATCTGCCGCTGGAGGTGGCGGTGGTGGTGCAACAGCTGTTGGTGGAGTTGGAAGCTCTAATGATGGTGGTAATGGAGGTGCAGGAGCAACAACAGAAATTAATGGTTCGCCAACAACTTATGCTGGTGGAGGTGGAGGATCAACTGCACCTGGAGGTAGTGGAAATCCTGGTCCAGGAGGAGGAGGTGCTGGTGGCGGTTATCCAGGTCCTGCTGGAGTTGCAGGAACAGCAAATACTGGTGGTGGTGGTGGCGGTGCCGCTGATAATGGTGGAGGTGGTGCTGGAGGATCAGGAGTAGTAATAATTAGGTATAAATACAAGTAGTTGAAAAAAAAATTAAATATGATAAGGAGATAATATTATGGCACATTTTGCAAAAATAGGAATGAATGGAAAAGTTATCCAAGTATTAACTATGGATAATGAAGAAATGAAAGATGATCAAGGTAACGAGATCGAAGCTAAAGGTCAAGAGTGGTTAGAAAGACATAATAATTGGCCTGCTCAAATGTGGATACAAACTTCATATAATACAATCGGTAATACTCATAAATCAGGAGATAATTCTAAAGCATTTAGAGGAAACTATGCTGGTATAGGTTATGAATGGGACGAAGAAAATAATATTTTCTGGCCGAAAAAACCTTATCCATCTTGGGTTAAAAATACTACAACTGCTAATTGGCAATCACCAATAGGTGATGCACCTGAACTAACAGATGAACAAATAGAAGATAAAAAATCTTATAATTGGAATGAAGATAATCAAAGTTGGGATTTGACAGATTCTCCAGCATAAGATACTAATTTAATGTATGGTGGACATTAAACAAAACATACTTTCTAAAATAGATTTATATTATGGTGATATTTCAATGCCAAAAGGTTTTGAGATAGATAAAGATCAATTACAAAAAGATACTCTAGAACATATATTAAAAGATTGTACTTTTCCTTTCTCAAAAGAGTGGGATAAGTTGAATACTTATTTAAGAGAACATATAAATTTAGAATATAATTTTATTTTAGTTAATAAATTAACAACTGGTTTAATGTTTAAACCAAATGAATCTAATTTTCCTGATAGTGAAAATAATAAAGTTGATTTAAGAAATTCACCTGATTATGTAATGTTTTATGGTATAAATGTAGAAAATTGTAATATAAGAATTTATTATGATGATAATAGGAGAGCAGGTAGAAGCTGGGATATAGAACTTAAAAATAACAAATTTGTTATGTTTCCAAGTACACAAATATATCACATATCAAATAATCAAAAGAATAAATTAAATTTTATTCTTAAAACAACTTATGAATATATCTAATTACTATTGGTATTTTAAATCAGCACTTACACCTAAATTTTGTGATGATGTTATTAGATTTGCACATCAACACAAAGAAGTTTTAGCAAGAACAGGTGGATATGATAAAAAAAATTTATCAGAACAAGATGTAAAAAATATACAAAAGAAAAGAAAATCTGATTTAGTTTGGTTAAATGATCTTTGGATTTATAAAGAATTACATCCTTATGTACATCAAGCAAATAAACTAGCTGGTTGGAATTTTGATTGGGATAGATCTGAATCTTGTCAATTTACAAAATATAAGTTAAATCAATATTATGATTGGCATTGTGATAGTTGGAATAAACCTTATGAAAAAGAGGGTCCTGAAAATGGAAAGATTAGAAAATTATCAATGACTTGTCAATTAACAGATGGTTCAGAATATAGTGGTGGTGAATTAGAATTTGATTTTAGAAACTATGATCCACACATGAGAGATGAATCTAAACATAGAATACAATGTAAAGAAATATTACCAAAAGGTTCAATAATTGTATTTCCTAGTTTTGTTTGGCATAGAGTTAAACCAGTTACATCAGGAACAAGATATAGTTTAGTAGTTTGGCATTTAGGGAGGCCTTTTAAATAATGTTTATTAATACTTATTTTCCTACAATAGTTTGGAGTGAAGAAAAACCTGAGTTTGTTAAATCACTTAATAAAGCTAGTAATAAATATATTAAAGAAGCTAGAGGTAGAGAAAAAAAATTTATAAAAGAGCATGGTGATTTTGGAAGATCATACCACTCAACACCACTTACAGGTGATAATGATTTTTTAGATTTCACAAATTATATTGGACAAAAATCTTGGGAATATTTAGATCATCAAGGATATGATATGCAACAATACACAACTTTATTTAGTGAATTATGGGTACAAGAGTTTGCTAAAAAAGGTGGTGGTCATCATTCAGCACATATTCATTGGAATCAACATGTTTCAGGTTTTTATTTTTTAAAGTGTAGCGATAAAACATCTTTTCCAATATTTCATGAACCGAAGACTGGTGCAAGATGCACAAAGTTAAAAATGAAACCTGATATTAAAGGTGTGTGGTCAGGACACGAACAATTTCATTTAAAACCAAAACCAGGCACATTAGTTATATTTCCAGGTTATTTAGAACATGAATTTGCAGTAGATTTTGGTATTGAACCATTTAGATTTATACATTGGAACATACAAGCTGTTCCAAAAGAAATGGCAAAAGATGTTTAAAAAAAATAAATATGCTATTATAAAAAAAGCTATAGATAAAGATTTAGCAACCTTTTGTATGAATTATTTGCTAATGAAAAAGCAAGTTTATGATACTTGTATAAAAGAAAGATATATTTCACCATTTGAAACTATTTTAGGATTTTATGAAAAAGATAATGAACAAATACCAAATACTTATTCATTTTATTCTGATATTGCTATAGAAACTTTAATGTTAAAATGTCAACCAATAATGGAAAAGACAACAGGATTAAAATTATATCCTGCATATACTTATGGAAGAGTTTATAAAAAAGGTGATATTTTAAAAAAACATAAAGATAGATTTAGTTGTGAAATATCAACGACTATGAATCTTGGTGGAGACAAGTGGCCTATATATTTAGAGCCAACAGGACAATTAGGTAAAAAGGGTATTAAAGTTGATTTAGAAGCTGGTGATATGCTTGTTTATAGAGGGTGTGAACTAGAACATTGGAGAGAAAAATTTAAAGGTAAACAATCTGTTCAAGTCTTTTTACATTATAATAATCAAAAAACAAAAGGTTCTAAATTAAATATTTTTGATAGAAGATTACATTTAGGTCTTCCATCTTGGTTTAAAAGATGATAAACCGAAAGCTGGTGGGTGAGTTTTACCACCAAACCACCAAACTCACCTGCCTAGTATTATTTCTTATGCTAAATAGTTGTGCAAAATATGAACCAAACCCATATACAACAATAGTAAGATTTTTAATAGATACACAATGAATAAAAATGTTTTAATTTGTATTCCATCTTTTGATCAAAAAATACATTTACAAACTATATCATCAATAATTTCTGTAAGGGATACTTTAAATCAAGCAAAGATTGGTTGTGGTATGATGTGGTTGAGAGATAGCTTGATTACAAGAGCAAGAAATAAATTAGTTGCAGAATTTCTTAAACAAAAACAATATACTCATTTATTTTTTATAGATGCAGATATAGTTTTTGAACCACAACAATTTATAAGGGTTTTATTATATGAACAACCTTTAACTTGTGCCTCTTATCCAATTAAACATGAAGCACCTATTGAAAAAGGTGATGCTAGTTTTGGTTGGTGCATGAATTTTCCGTTAGGTAAGTATGATCTATCAGATAATGATAAAGGTTTTAAAAAAGTAAATTATGCTGGTACTGGTTTTATGTGTATAGAAAGAAAAGTATTTGAAGATATAATTAAAAAATATCCTGATATAAAATATAAAACAGATGTAAGAGCAAAAATAAATGATGAAAGAGAAACAGCCGAAGTATTAGGTAAAGAAGAATATGCTTTTTTTGATTGTGGTATTCAAGGCAAAGGTGTTTTAGAGGATAAAGAAAATACACAAAGATATTTAAGTGAAGATTATTTTTTCTGTGCTTTATGGAAACAATGTGGAGGAGAGATATGGTGTGATCTTACAAGTACATTAAAACATATTGGTATAAAAGAATACGCAAGACCACCTTTAATGACTGTAAAAAATGACGATTGAATATGGAATACTTGCTTTTTTTATGGGTATGGGTGCAATATTTATAGGTGCAATAATAGCTTGGTATATAATTAATTATAATGAGAATAAAAAAAAAGATTGAAATAGAAGTGGAAGGACATAATTTTTTAGTAATTCCGAATGAACATTATGGTAGCTTTGAAATATTTGGTTCTGAAAGTAAAGATTGTTTATATTTAATTGATAATGAAAGAGATGTTAGAATGAAAATACAAAAAAAATTAAGAGAGTTAGATTAGTCATGGTGGATTACAGGCTAATGGCTTTCTTACTCCCATACTTTCTTATAACATAAAATGATAAAACCCACAAATGATCCAATAATAAATAATGTCTTAAAGTTGCATATAAAAAGGCACAAACAAGGCATGAAACAATTTAAAAAAACTATTACCAATAATACTAAACCTATGCTAGAATGGATTAAAGATGCTAGGGAAGAAGCAATGGATTTTGTCGTATATCTAACAAAAATCGAAAAAGAGTTAAAAAAGACAAAAACTAAAAAATAGCTTTAATCTCTAATATTTTGGGTACCTACAAGCTTCATATCTTAACGGAGAGAGGCATTTAGGTGTTTTTATAGGGGTAAGTATAGGGGATTTTAGATGGCAAAAAAAAAGCCACTTTTTGGGGTAAAAGTAGAATATGAAAAAACCAGTAAGGGTACAAGTATAGGTAGAAACCCTAGAAAGGTTAGTAGTATGAATAAAAGTAAAAGAAAAGGTAGAAGCAGAAAACAAATGCGTTACCGAGGACAAGGTAAATAATATGGTTAAATATGTTAGAAAAAAGGTAATTCGTAATTATTCAACAGCTGGAGCACATCAAAGGATTGATGATCACGAGAAATTGTGTAGGATAATGCAACAAGAAACAAATAGAAAAATTGAACAAAATGGAAAAAAGATAGAAAGACTAGAAAAAATAGTAATGTCATCAACT